AAATTTTAAAGGAACAAATGTAGTCGATTGTTTAAGATTTTGTGGATTTTTCGGAAATATGAATCCTAATTTTAAAATTGATAATCTTATTTACGAAAATAGAAAATTTGAGAACGTACAAAGAGAAAGAATTGCTACATATACAATGCTTACAGACCCAATAATGTATAACATTTCAGATTTACTTTTAAATGTTTATTTATTGGCTGAAAATAACATTTACCTATCAGATTACAACTCTTTTAATCATTCGTGGTTTTTAAAAGACAAAGAATTGATAGTTGAAAAATCACCTGAAGTAGAGTATATGGAGTTTTCAAGATTGGCATCAATAAAATGTGAGTTTACTGATAAAACACGTAATAGTTTAGCCAAGTATGTATAATTTGTATATTTGTTTAAGTATAAGGTAAAACAAATAAAAAAAACTATGGAAAAATACTTATTTTCGTGCTTAAAATATTTTATTGTAGGGATTATGGCATTTTTAACTCCTATTTATTACGCTTTAATTTTTGTTTGTGTTTTAGTAATCACAGATACTATAACAGGAGTTATGAAAGCTGGAAAAGAAAAAGTATTAGACATAAAATCAAAAAAGTTTTTTGCCTTTGTTCCGAAAGCTTCTATATATCTTTTGTTTGTAATTTTAGCACAATTTGGAACACTTGTATTAGATAAATCAATTCCCTTTGTAAAACTTGCTGTTTTTGGAGTTAGTTGGATAGAAATAAAATCAATCGATGAAAATTTTAGATCTATTTGGGGTTTTTCATTTTTAGACAAAGTTTTAGAATCAGTTAAATACATATCAAATTTAAGGAAATGAAAGAATTAAAAAATAGATGGAAATCTGAAAGCCCAGAATTTTGGGAAAAAGTAGGTAGAATTGGTGTTGGTATAACAACGCCTAATGCACTATTCCATATTAACAATTCAAATTCTGATGATTCATTTTTAGTAGAAGATGAAACTAACCCGGATGCATCACCATTTATAATCAAGTCAGATGGTAAAGTAGGGTTAGGCACAACAGACCCTGTTGCAAAATTAGATATCATTAGTCCGGCAACAGCTGGCGATTCTGAAACATTATTAAAACTTAGAGTTAATGATGACCTTAATAGTGGGCTTTCAATATATAATGCAACAGGTGCTGATAATATTTTTATACCAACACTTTTAGGTGAAAACTCTAGTGACAAAACTGCATTATATTTTATTGGAAAAGGTACTAATGATACAGGTAATTTACCAATAATATCACTTGATGCTAGAATTGGGTTTAACAATCCTGTTGCAACAAGACCAGCATTTTCTTTTAGTAATTATGGCACTAGTTTATTACATATTGCAGCTAATGGTAATGTAGGTATAGGAGTTACTAATCCTGGTTATAAGTTAGATGTTGCTGGTGAAATTGCTATTAGAGGCGGACAAGCCGCTGATGATGCAAGAATGTACTTTCAAGCATCTGATAATTCTAATAGATTTACAATTGAAACTAACTTTGATGATTTACCTTCTTTAGATATATTTAGTTTTAGAGCAACTAATTTTGATAATATTTTAACATTAGGTGGTAATGGTAATATTAGTATAAATGCAGCACCAACAGACGAGTCTAAACTATATGTTTCAGCTGCTGGTCTTGAACAATATGCAGGATACTTTTTAAATAATGCAGGGGGAGTTGAAAATTATGCATACCCAGCATATGGTATTTATGCAAAAAGTACTAATTCATTGGGTAGTGCTTATGGAGCCGAATTTGAAGCACTTAGTACTAATCTTTTTGGAAGTATTGCAATTGGTGCTATAATGAGGGCATTTAATGGCTCTAATAATTATTCATTACAACTTTTAGATAGCACTCAAACAGTTGGTGGTGGTAAGTTTTTAAGAGATATGGGTGATGGTAAAGCCAATTGGGCAACTTTATCTGTTGCAAGTACTGGATTAACTATTACTACTACAGGTTCATCAGGCCCAGCAACATTAGTTGGAAATACTTTAAATATTCCTCAGTATTCTGGGGGTGGTGGTAGCGTCGACCAAAATATAATAAACGCTTCAAATATGGTTTTAATGTATAATTCTTAATTTTAAAAAACAAATAATATGGCAACAGCTTTAACTTTTACAAGTGCTCCTTTTAATAGAGTAACACAATTTGCGCCAGCAGATGGAACAAATGCTAAAGATATTTTACCTGTAGATTCAGTTAATGATAGAAGAGTCTACGGTATAGCAGTATGGACTGATGAATCTGCAGCTAAAGATGTATCACTTCATTTATCTGATGGTACTACAGTTTGGGAATTGACAACTGTGGCTATTCCAATTAACTCAGGTAATACTAACGCAGTTGTACCTGTAGACATTTTAACTCATAGTCAAATGGCCCCTTATGTTAAACAACGTGATGCTTCTGGTGCTCCTTATTTAAACATACCAAAAGGGTGGAGTTTGAGAATAAATTATAATGCTACTATTACTACCGCTAGATTAGCAAATTTTGTAGTAAGCGGAGAATCATATGCTTAATTATGAATAGAGGTTTAGAACAAGGTTTAATACAAGGAAATACTAAAGGTCTTCAATCAGGTTTAGTTGGAGGCCTTAAAGGTATGTTTACAGACAATAGGTTAAATATTTTAGACCCAAGAAATATAACTGACCCTAAACTAAAACCGTGTTATTGGATTAATCCTGATGATTATGGCCCAAATAGTAATAAAAATATTGAGGTAATCGGTACTTCCGTTTCTGTGGCTAAAAATTTAATTGAAAGTAAGCCGGGTGATTTATTTCCTATTATTGAAAACGTACTTACTCAAACTGCAGGGGGTACTTATAGACCACCAGTTTTAAAAAATAGACTAGGTGGCAAATCAGTATTTGATTTTGCCAGCGATAATACATTGTATTTGATTAGTGGGCAAAGTACATCTCCTGCATTTTTTGCAACTACAGGTACAGGGGCAGCTAGTGGTACAGGTTTTACATTAATGTTTGTAATAAAACGTAAACAAGGAGGAACGTTTACAATATTTGATGGTAGAGACTCTTCTTCATTACCTACACCAAATGATTTTTTATTAGAAGTCAATGCAGCAGGTAGGTTAACATTTGACTATAGAGGGGGTATTAGTGGTACAGTAACTGCATTAATTGGAACTGCAGGCGTAAATCTTTTAAATGATTGGTCAATTGTAACAGTTAAAGCCCAACTTCGGAGAGATGGTGGTTACATACCTGGTGATACTGATGGGGCAGTGCTTAATAGAAGATTTTATAAACCTATTGATGGTAGAATTGGAGACCCTTTGCAAATTTATGTGAATGGTATTGAACAACAAAAAATTATTACAACAAATACATATACTAATGCAGATTTTTATAACGATCAAAGTTTTAGGATGTTTGATAGAGATTTTGCAATTGGTAATAAAGCAAGTACTTATTCAACAAGTGGTACTGAAATAGCTACTACATTAATGATTCCAGCATATATACCTTATGGAATGCAGCAAAAATTAGAAAATTATTTTAGATGGTACTATAGTACTTCTTTTTAATTAATTTTTACCGGAAGTATTAAATAAATATTTATATTTTTGTATATATAAATATAATAAATATGAAAATAAATGTAAACGAAGCCTTTAAAAATCTTGCAGGCGCAGACTTAACAGTGCCATCAGAGGATGGAACTTTAAAAACACTTAATATTAAAGATGTTTGTGTAACAGCTTTATTAACTGAAACTCCAGGTGTAACACTTACACCAGAGCATAAGGTAAAAAGATTTAGTTTAAGTGAAGCAATTTACAAAGCTGAAAAAGAAGTAGAACTAAAAGTTGAAGATGTTGTACTATTAAAAGAATTAGTAGGTAATAATTATGGCCCACTAATTGTAGGACAATTTTACAGATCTTTAGGAGAATAATTAAGGGGCTACGGCCCCATATTTTTTATTCAGGTTCTTACTAAAATTTTCAAAAAAATATTGTTATGTTCGGAGAAATTCGAACTATTTAAATTTTATAGTATGAAATCTGCAATTACTATTTTTATCGGAAGTCTAGTGACTTTTTTATTACCTATTCAAGGTTTACTTTTATTGATAATAAGTGTTACTTTATTAGATACTATAGTTGGTATTTACGTAACAATAAAAAAAGAAGGCAGAGCTTCTTTTCGCAGTGGTAAATTATTTAATTTAGCCCCTAAATTATTTTTCTACGTAGGAACCACTCTAGTTTTATTTTTAGTAGATAAATACATATTGCAAGGCGCATTATTTAATGTTTCTTATTTA